CTCCACTAAAAGGTACTTCATCTGCTACTTCAGCATGTGAAGCAGAGGTTGCAATTAAAGCAGTTGTTGCTGAGTTTGCAATAGATGCAGATAATGAATTAGTAGAATATGATGAAGTTACTGCATATGATGAAGTTACTATAAGTTCATCTACTACATTACCAACTCCATCTACTAAATTACCAGTATCGGTATCTTTTTGTAGTAGTTGTTGGAATGAACTACTGATTGTTTGATTTGTTAAATTGTAATTTGCCATGTTCTATGTCCTCTTATTGTGGTAAATAATTGTATCTTGAGTTAGTTATTTTTAATCCCATTTCTTTTGCAATACCTGGAACTTCATTTCTAAATACGATTGGTGATTTAAATTGTGTATCTGTATCTGGGAATATATCATCATTAACATTCTGATTGTATTCTGGAAATATAGTTGTATTGAAACATAAATAATCTACTAATCTTTCAGAAAAGTATTCTGCTTTATTCTTAACAGATTGTCTCTTCTTATCATATAATGCTATATCTGATGCTGCATTGTTCTCTCCACCTTGTGGAACTACCAATCCTGCGTTTCTTGGTCTTAGGTAGATAGTTTCTAAACTTTCATAGTATGCCCAATATAGTAGTGAATCTTGAATGTAATCATCTACTAATGATTTATAGTTACCACTTAGTGTATTGTTATCTACATCACTAATAATTCTATCATATAATTTACTACCAAGTAAACGAGTGATATGAACTATCTGTGCTTCTCTGATTACAGACGAAATCAAATCCACATCTAATGCATTATTGATATCTGTAAATCTTTTTAGTTTTGCTTCTGATATGAGTAATGTGTTCTGCATTATACTATCCCTTTGTTTTCGTTAATGTTCAAATCAGGTGTGATTTCCTTTTTCTTTATATCTCTTTCTAAAACACTATCATCACCTGCATCTGCATCAATAGAAGTTACTACATCAGTTTCTTCACCATCCTCAAACATTCTTGTAGTTTCTACTCCAATTGGTTTATCATATCCATTACAATAGAATATTTCTTCAAATACAGAAATGATATCTGATTGTTTTGGTTTAATTACATTCTCTTGGAATAATGCTTGTGCTTCTAACATTTCTGTTCTTCCTCCCAATTGTCCTTCAGTTTTAATTCCTACTAACATTGGTGATGTAATTCTGTGTGATGTTAAAATCTTTTGTGATACCATATCATTTACAGTAGTATAGTATCCATCTGCTCCGTTCTGTGGGATTGGAGTAATAATTGGTGCTTCATCTTTATTAGCAACATCCATATAAATCAATGAACCTGCGTTATTAGAACCACCGTAAGATTGTCTTAATTGTCTTTCAATTGCTTCTCTCTCTTCATTATCTGCATCTGTAAATGTAGTAATAGAAAGTGATGGTGCAAGACCATTCTGTATGTTATTCTTGTGGAAGTTATCTATCTCAGCATCTAATGCGATGATGTTTAAACCTGCTGTGTAATCAGGTAATGGATAGTATTTCATTCCAGGTCTGTAAGGGTTAAAGTAGTAAATCTGTGAAGGAGAACTTCTATCTACCTTACTGAAACGTGGTATGTAAGTTACTTCTTCATCTTTTACTCTTAATCTACCTTTGTTTTGGAATTCACTTGATACAAAGTATCCAGGTACAATACCTCTCTCATTCATTCTATGAGAACGTAGGTAAGAAAAATCAATATGATAAACATCGGTGATTTTAGTTCTATCGTTAGACCAAATAATTTCCATTGCAAATCCACCGAAAAGGGTTCTATCCAATGCTACTTTCTTGAAGATATCATTCCAAGATTCACCATCTCTATTGGCAATATCTAATACTGATTCATCTTCAGTAGTTAAACCATCACCAACGATACCGTCTTTGATTGCGTTGATTGCAGTTCCGTGAATAGATGATTTATTATACAACTCAATTATATAAGTTGGAAAATCATTCCTCGTTCCGTAGTAAACAATCTTACCTTTATCATCCTCAAAGGTCATTGCATCTGCATAAAACTCATTCCCATACTTAGGAATAATCATCATTTTATGTTTGTTTAATTTTTTTTCCATTTTTTATCCTGTATATACGATGTAAGTTGCATCTTCGTTTGATGATATATATTTTTTCTCGTTTGGTTGAACTGAACCTGAAACGAATATTCTATCAGAGTAAACTAATGTAGAGTTTGCTATTATCACATTATAATTAACTGATTGATTCCATAATTGGGTAGTTTCACTCCATGTAGTTTGGGTTTGCGACCATACGGTTGATGCAGAACCCGTTGGTCCATACCATATTTCTAAATTATAAGTTGTACCACCAGTACCTCCTAATTCATTTAGAGTGTATTCACTTGAACCAGTTATGATTGTTTTTAAAGTTATCCAACGTGGGTTAGTTGGGTCTACATTTGATGTGTAGGTGATACCTGCTAAATCGGTATTGTTCTGTAAGGTAGGGTAAGTAATAATATTATAAACATATCCAGATTCTAAAGAACTTGTTACGAGGGGTGTATCAGTTTCTTTTTGGAAGGTTATAGTATTGAGTTGGTTTTCCTTTAAAGTAATCATATGTCTCCTTAAAATAAGTTTGGGGGGTTGTTACACCCCCCTCACTCATTAAACAATTATTGTGAAATTGTAATCCCTGTTAATACATCACCAAGAGTATCTCCTGCAACCGGAATTGCTGGGTTTGGCTCTTGTGCCGTAAATGTTAGGGTGTATCCATTAGCATCGCCAATGGCTGTTCCAGTCTGACCTTGTCCTCCATTAAGTTGAGCACCATATACTTCACCTACGTAAAAGAATTTATCTCCATCAACACCAGCGTTATTAGTTTCTACAACTAATTTTAAATCTGGGTTCTGAGCTAATACTTTCATTTGGTTACGTAATGCTGACTGCATCTTTAAGAAAACAGCATTTACTGTTGATTCGTAGAATACTGTTCCGTTTTCAGTTGAACCATTAATGGTCTCTGTGAAATCAGATGTTCCTCTTGTTAAATCAAACTGATAAAATACACCATCACCAGATATATCTGTAATCTCACCAGAGACTTCAGTTATAGTAGTTACGGAGCCAGAGAGGATATACAATGCTTTGATTCCACCTGCGTTATCTCTACATCCTAGAGAAAATCCTGCTGTAATATCACATGCCATAATTTTTATCCTTTCTTTAAATTTATATCAGTTATTATAAGTTGTTAGTTACCCAAAATTCTGGATATGCTACTTGAACCCCAAGCTTTGTGACTATACGGTGTTTCAATTGGTCACCATTGATGTCATACCACATTTGGAAGTTATCCAAATCAGATACTAAATCCGTACCAACAACGATTTGTCTTGCAGGACCAGTTACGATTCTATCAGAACCTTGTAATCCTACTGTACCTACGATTGTAAGGTTAGCAAATGGGTGTTTCATAGATAATAACGAACCTCTGTTCTCTACTGCTGCAGGGTCAAAGTGGAAGTTATTTTCTTTTCTCAATCCTACGATGTATTTTCTGAAGTTAGCAACACTCATGAATGTTGTTAAATCATCTCTATCTTGTACATCTTGGTTCAATGCTTCTAATTGAGCATCTACTTGGTCTACGATGTTAGCAGATGTTGGTACTGAAGATGAAACAAATGTTACATCAGAAGAACCTGAAGCTAATAAAGTATTTAATCCTACTGAACAATCTCCACCTGCAGTTGTTGCAGTCCAGATAAATTGGTCATTCTTCTTTTGGAAGTTAGCAACCAATTGAGAAGCGTACTCTTCCATGAAAGCATAAGTTTCAGGGTAAGAACCTTGTGGTCCTAATAACCCAATATACTTTTGGTCTAAATCTTTTAAACAAAGACCATCATAAGATGTACGAGTACATACTGTGATATCTCTTTGAGTATAAGTTACTGAACCAGATGGAGTAGATACACAAGAGTTACCATCTTGTATTACTAAATCAATCTCTTGTAAGTTGATTGGTTCTTTATATTTAATTCCTTCTTTTACTGTTACGAACTCGGTTGTTGAACCGGCCATTACAGATTTTACTAACATTTCGCCTGCTAGTTCATTGTTAAAAGCGTCTAATGCCGCTACGTTAAATCCTGACATAATATTATTCCTTTTTTAGTTTTTGTTTCTAAGTTTAACTAATCTTTCGAATTGTGCTTTCTTTTTAGCATCTGTTGGTTCGTAAGATAAGTCTGTTTTCTTAGAGAATTTGTTTGTTGTGATTGTTTTTTCAGTTGCTGGTTCTGCAGAGAATGTTTCTACTTTACCTTTAACTTCTTCGATTTGTTTGTTGAATTCTAATTTAAGTGCATCAATTTGAGTTTTAAACTCTGCTGATAACGCTTTAATTAGTTCTTCATGCATGTCAAAAGTTTCTTCGATGATTTCTTCGATGATTTCTTCCTCATCTTCCAATTTCTCTTCTGCTTCTTCAGTTGCAGTATCTGCGATTTCGGTTATTACACCTCCCTCCACTTTGATAGTAATACCACCTTCTAAATCGTGGTAACCATCAGGTGCTGGAATGTCACCATCCTCAGTCACCACTGCAATCTCACTACCGATAGCAAGTTCTTCACCTGTGTATTTCAGGTCAATACTACCATCTGCAGTTTTGATTTCGCCCATTTTGATTTCCTCCACTACATCTACGATTGTTTCTTCTACAAACGTTTCTTCAGTAACGGTTTCTTCAACTTTAGGAGCATCAACTAAATTGAAGTGTTTTTTCACTAAATCTTTTAGTTCTTTGTTCATAATTTGTTCCTTGTTAAGTTTTGATTGTTTTGATTTAGAAATTACCTTTAGCCTTTGAGTCCTCAACTACCAATGTCTCTCCATTAGTCAACTTGTATTCTCCATCAGGCAATGTTACTGCTCTTTCTCCATCTTTTAATATAAATACGACCAAGGAGTTTTCATCAATTACGATTTCAGTTCCACCTTCGGTTGTTCTGTAATAGAAAGTTTGTTTTGATTGGTTAATCATTTTATCAGCAAAGAAACCTTCTACGGACCATCCCATAACTTTTCCTTCTTTGATATATTCATCCCAAACTTTCTTGTTGTTTATTTTCATAGTTCCAAACCATGTACCTTTTGGATATTCTTTACCCATCATTGCATATGATTTATCTTTCTGTGAATCTTCTACTATCCAACTTTCTACCAATGTTACATCTTCCACATCATCATCTTCTGAATGTTCAATGTTTACACTTGATTGGTAGTTGTTGATTAGATACTTGTGTGCAATCTTCTCAATAGTATCCTTTGAGAAATAAACCCAATAATCACCATTGTATATATCGTATCTGTATATCAACTTTTCAGGTACCATAATAGGACCAACTACCATTTGTTTCTCTTTATTTAATTCAGAGAAATTAGATTCGGTAAGTGTTGGTGAATTAGGATTTCTGTTTGTGGTTGGTTTAGCATTTACTGAAGTTGCTTCATTGATACTTTCTTCAGTTTGTGTTACTTCCATTCCTTCTTCATTCTTAAACATTTTAAGAACTTGCCAGTAATGTCTACATCCGTAAGAACCTTTGTAGGTAAAGATATCATAGATACCGAACTCAGAGTTCTCACCTTGAATGGTAAGTTTGTTTATATCTTCCTTACGAAAGATAAGATTTGCTCTTCTCATTTTAGAACAGAAGGTTCTGTTCTTAGAATCCAAAGGACCTTGATAAGAGTATCTGATTTTGAATTTGCCATAATCTTCAAGAGAAGAGAGGTCAGGTTTGGAACTAATAGCGAAATCGTGTTCCCCTGCTTCTTCTATTATCCAACCTTGTTCCTCTAACTCTTCCCTGCTTTCTCCTACCGAAAGTAATTGTTCCAAGATAGCATCTTGTCTATCTTCTGGTAAATCATCAATATAATTGGTACTGATAACATCTTCAAGTAATTTATCAAAGATATATTCATCAGTAATAGTTTGTTGTGAGTTAAAATAATGGAAATTCTCTTCAATAGCTGGAGACATAACAAGTGAAATCTTATCAACTCCGCTCTCTATATCAAACTCATCAATCTCTAATTTGATTATTTTCATTTAGTATTCCTATATAGTGTACATATTATTATATACCAATTGGTATAATGGTTATCCCGCGAGGGTTCTACGAGCTTGTATCTTAGCATTTGCTTCTTGAGAACTTCTCACATCACCATTTACCACATATGCTCTGATGGAGTTTTGATTTTGAAATGATGCCTCAGCAACATCTATTTGGTCTACTGCAGAACTACTTCTTGTAGTAGGAGCTCCTCCACTTGTTGGTATTCTTGGAGTTGCAACAGTTGGACCACCACCAGCACCAACTCCTCTTGCCGCACTCTTAGAAGCACGTGTTGCAGATACAACTGCTGCAATGATACCAGCGGCTTGTACTGCATATGCAATAAGAAGGGGAATGTTTTGTGGGAAACCAACTGCAGCCGTTTTTGCTGCACCTGTTGCGGTTGCTACTGTTGCCTCTGATGCTTTAAGAGTAGTAAAGGTAATGGTTTTCTTTGCTTCCATTATCAACTCTTTTGCTGCAAGTACTTGTTTAGCAATAAGTAAAGACCTACCAACTGCAGTTTCTCTACCGGCTAACATCATTAAATTATCTAAAGCAAAGAACCTTGCCTCGTTTAATTTCATTTGATTGTTTATTACTGCCGCAGTATATTCATCATCTGCTTTCTTCTTTTGATATAAGAGTAGATTGTTAAAATCTGCATCTGATTGTAATTTATCTTTATTAGCATCAGTTAAACCAATAGTTGCTATTTCTAATTTCTCTTCTGGTTTTCTATTTGCAAATGCAATCAGTTCTGCTTCTTCTCTTTGTTTCTGACCAATTAGTAGAATTTGTTTTTCTATATCTAATTGTCTTTTCTTAGCATCAAATATCTTATTAGATAAATCTTCAGTTTTTTCACTTTCTTCATTGGTAGCTTCAATTAAAACTTTAGCACCACTAATTGGAGAAAGTGCAGCTGCAGCACCAAACTTAACTTTTTCCCAAAATGAAAGTTCTCTGTTCTGTGCCTTTTCTTTTTCTAACTGAAGTTCAAGGTTCTCTAATAATAAAGTGTTGTTCTCTAATTGAAGTAGAAGTTGTTTCTTTATTTCTTCATTTATACGAACAGTAGATTCACCTCTTAACTCTGTATTACTTGCTTGTAATTCTAATAAGGTTAAATTTTCATCTCCTGCAGTAATCTGTTCGTCTAATAACCCATTCTGTTCTTCTAATAAATCATTAGTTCCAGCAATGAATTCATTTATCTCATCCCAATAAGCAATAACAGTTCCAAGTGCAACTACTAATGCTCCAATACCTGTAGCAATAAGTGCCTTCTTAGTTACCTTACCAAATAATTGAGCACCAATTCCTGCTTTGTTAAATGCAATTGCAACTTGTCCTAATCCTTCTGATAAATCCTTTAATCCTAAACCGAATGCAATAGCGTTAGCAGCTTGTTCTTCAAGGAATGCTAGTTTATCACTTTCTATACCAAGTAATCCAAATGCACCAACAACTGATTGAGTTGAGCCTGCAAGGATTTTCATACCACCATCAAATGCCTGTATCTTATCCTCAAAGTTTAATCCATTGATAGAGTTTCCAATATCCTCAATTTCTTTATTTACACCTTGTGCAGCCTTTGCTAGGTTTTTGAAATCTTTAGAACGTGGGTCTAAATCCTTTAATTCTGCGTTTAATCTTTCAGCACTATCTTCTAATTGAGAAAGAGTCTTTGCTGAATTCGCATCATCAATTATAATCTTGTATTCAATAGTTTTATCTGCCATATACTAAATTATATAACCACTACCCTATTTGGTATATATAATATAACAAGGTGGGGTTTTTTTTACCTTCATATACTCAATTTTCCCCACCTGATACTCTATATATTAAAAGAGGGAGTTTTTTGTCATTCTCCCTCTTTTTTATTTAGAATGAATATAAATAACATAAAAACTTATCGTTTATACTTAATACTCTATATTTATACTCACAATAGTCGTGGTAGCCTATTGAATAAAACATTACACAACCTCAATTAAATGAAGATGCTACCACACAGTCTTTGTTTGATTGGGGTTTTTCTTTACAGCAGAGTTAGATAATCTCTAAGACATAAAAATTATCCGAGAACTATATCTTGTGTTAGTTGGGTGTTGCTTGGTCAGCCAAAGAGTTCAACAATCATCGACAGATAAACTAAACTCTTATACAAGAACTGAACTCGTTAAAAAACAGGTAGATAGAAACCTTGTTGTTTGTTGTTAGTTTCTATTAAGATATGTGTGGTTAAAAGTGAAATCAAAAGTTTCGCTAATAGGAGAGTTGTATTTTAAAACTACTTAGTTATTTAGTTTTTCCTTCTGAGGTTAATAACTTTTCTTTAAAAAATATTAAAAAAGATTTTGAAACCTCGAATATATATTGTATCTTTACACTATAAAATTATTAAATATGCCAAAAGATAGATTTAAAACAAGAGCAAGTTATGATACTACTTTCAAATATGGTATCACAGAAGTAAAAGGTGTAGGTAAAAATAGAACTATTACTGAATCACAAATAAAATTAATGAAAGATTTATATAATCTTAATAATTTAACACAATGGGAACGAGATTTTATCAAATCTTTGATGAGATTTGATAATTTATCTCAGAAACAATTACATACATTAAAAAATATATACATTAAAAGATACAGATGATATGTGGAAATACCTCAGTAAAGAAGATGTAGAATACTTTAAAGGTAAAGTTAGCAAAGAATTCTATTATAAATTACAACATCAGGCAATTAAAAGAATTCCTATGTTAAAAACAAGTTACGAATCTCTAAAAAAGAAATATGGCAACTAATGAAGATTACACTGCAGGTAAAGTAACTATTCAACACGAATACAGATTTACTGAAATAAAAGAATGGGTTAAATTCCAAGAAGAAAAGAAAAAGATACAAGACAAGTATGAATCTAAACCTTGGGATATGCATGAACAAGGGAAAGGAAATTATAAAGACCCTTATAATGAAGAATGGTGGAATGAGTGGCAATCTTATAAAAAAGAAATCACAGATTTAATTCTTAAACCAAAAGGAAACTTTCAGAAATTCTTATGGAAAATTAGACCAGAGAGAGAACAAATATATATAGATACTTGGATTAGAGGTAGATATAATACAGATTCAAATAAAAAGAAGAGGTCCTAATAGACCTCTTTTTCCTTTTCTAAATCCCACTTCAGTTTACGTACTGCATCTTTCATCATCTTTCTTTTCTTAGTGGTAGGTTTCGTATATTGTTTCCTATCTCTCAGTTCTTCTAAATGACCTGAATCTATGGTTGCTGATTTAAATCGTTTCAAAGCACGATTAATATCTCCCTTAATAACTTTAGTTGTTGTTAACGCCTTTTTCATATTCTTGTAGTTTCTTTATATATTCTCTCCACCCACATTGGATGATTTCTATTTGTTCTTTATTTTGTAGATACAGAAAATCAAAATACTTCTCATCTGAACCTACTAATCCTTTATCTAAGAAGGTTTCTATTAGTTTATATATCTGAATACCCAAATCTTCTATTTGTTCTTTAGGAATGATAAATGAACCTCCTTGTATAAACCTCATCTGTGATAAGATATGGTCATCTTGATTTTCTATACTAATATTCTGATGATGTGAAAAGAAAATAGGTTTATCTCCAATCCTTTCAGTAGGGAATGGTTTATTTACATCTTTTATATCTTCTCTATAACATGCAGCATCAGTCCATACATAGTGAGTTCCTTCCATCTTCTGACTTGCTTGTAATAACCACCACATCTTATTATACATCATTATATTATACCAAGGTTGTGTCATCTCAGGTACATCAAAGTGTATCTTATTCTTAAACTCTTCACTTCCCATTACATCCCATAGTTTTTTAGAATGTAATTGTGTTGCGAGAAGTTCTTCTTTAGTATCAACTATAATCTCATATGGATGAGAATACTTTGAGACCATCTCCTTTATTCTGTCCTTAAATTTTTCTTCAGTAAAAATCACCATAGGTGCTTCTATTGATAGTGTTCTTTCCATCCAATCAAGGTATCCACCATATGATTGTGTGAAGTTACTCCATTTATCTCTGCCTATATCAAATAGAGCAGTTACTATTACAGGTTTTATATCCAATCCCATCCTATATTTTGGTGTTTGTGTTTTAAGTTAATTTTATTTACATCGTAATATGGTGATGAACCATCTTTATTAAATATACTGCCTAACGAATGATTATAGCCATTTAATATGGTAGGAACAAATCCTTCTGAATACCCACTTAAACCCCATCTAAATTGTTGTAACAAGGTATTCAATGCAGTATTAGAATATCTAACTACTGGAAAGAACGAACCATAGTATTCATTTATCCACCAAGGTAGTTTATCTCCCTCACCAGGAAACCTTTCAAACCACATATGTTGTGAAGTAGTATCTTCATCTATCTTTCTAATACCTTTACCGTAATCTTCTTTAGAGAACATTAACCAAGTTAGAAAATCTGTATCTACATTATTAAAGGAATTAATAAATCCTTCCCAATCATCGCAAGTTACATCATCATCGTAGAACCAATACCAATCATAGTTAGGAAACTTTTGGTAGAAGTTTAACATTCTAAAATGAGCATAGAACCAAACTATGTTTCTATTACCGAAAGAATTCCAATAATGTTTTTTAGATACCTCACCAGAGAAACCTAAATCATTACACATAGATTCTTCTGTATATATAAATCCTTTACCACCTTCGTTGTTGTTGTTATCCCACAACCAAGTTTTAGGATACGGAAAACTATTCCAATGATGAACCCAACTATTGTGTGTTTGAGGACAGGTACTTACTAAATGTATCGTGTTGTCAATTCTTTGTTCCATTCTTCTATTCTATTAAATTGATGTACTATATCAAAGATATCCCAATCTCCATTTACTATTACTCCACCTTCATTTCTTGCTTCACCAAATCTTTCTTGCATCTTAGATTTAAATCCCCATGCTTCGTAGAAATCCGTAGGTCCTCCTACTGCACAATGTAGAACCCAACCATCTTTAGGTGAGAGAACTTTAATTCTACTTGTATCTTCATACAAAAGAATATTAAGTGCAGCCTGGTCTCTGATATCATGTCCACCTTTACCCATAGTTAGTTTATCCATATCTTTGAGCAAAGATATAATCTTATCTTTCCTACCACCAATCACTCCACTACAAACAATCAGTTCATGTCTTAATTCTTCTACTTTATCTGGATATGATTGTTGAAGAACTGACATATTCCAAGGTTCTTCGTTATGTGTAATACCTTCTGTACCAACTATAATATCATTACCCCAAATCTTTTTGAATGGGTCATCTTGAAACATTACATCAAATACATCAGTAACCAAAACATAATCAAGAGGTAGTTCTTCCAATGTTTGCCATTGAAATTGTAATCTCATATTGTTTATAGTTTCATTACCTTGTGTATGATATGGGAAAGCATTGATTCCCATCTCTCCTAATAAACCAATCTCGTGTGGTTGAGGGTTTACTACTACCAAGTTGATAGAACCCCCACAAACCTCTCCAAATGATTTACTCCAAACTTTAATTTTATCTATGTGCTGTGTTATATTATTTACACAACCTAATAATCCTACCTTCATATTGTTACTTCTATTTTATCTACCCAACCTTTTGATTTAGAATATGGCCATACTATCCACTTGTGTGGTGGTGGTCCTTGATACTCTTCCCATATGGTGATGTTGGATTGGTTTAATATATTTGTATTTTGTTCATCTCTACGATGTATTGCATTTCCATTCTCATCTTCAAAGATTACTGCAAACCATTCGTAATCATCGTGAGTAAGTTTATCTTTACTGAACTCTAATGGATGTTTAAAGACTGGATAGAATGGTTCATCAGATATATGTGGGTCTGTATTACCTTTGATATGTGATTGTATTGCTCTATCTTTAAAACGAATACCCATCATCTGTTCCCACTCTTCTAAAGTTCTTTCAGTACCAAATCCGTATTTACCAAAATCGTAATCAGCAGTTTCACCATCTACTCCTAAGAGTTCTCTATTTCTTTTGTGTGATTTATTATTTCTATCTACCCAAGTAGTATCATCATCCCATTGTTTAGTTCTACCAACACGAGTATATTCGTGCCAAGCAATTACTTTATGTGGATGGAAGATATCGTATCCGTGAGTAAATGAACGAACTGCAATTGAAATCTCTTCACCATGGAAATAATAATTCGGGTCATGTTGAACCTCAACTGCAAACTCACCAAGAGTGAATGCAAAGTGAGCAGAATAAAATCTACCTGGTTTGGGTTCATCTTGTTTCTCCATATAATATGGTAAAAAGAATATTGCCCCTTCGGGTATAAATCTATCCCATCCCATACCCCACGGAGTGTTAACTCTACCTTGTGGGTCATTACTCGGGTCAAAGGAAGGAATGTAAGAGGTGATTAGAGGTTTGTTATATCCCTTCTCCTGAAGTTTCTTTAACATAGTGATTAATTCACTATCCCAACCCTCAATGAATCTGTGATGGGAATCTAATTGGAAGGTGTAAGTTTCACCATCATACTTTTGTTGTATCTGATTTCTTGCCCAACATGCTCCTTCTGCTTCTTGGTATGGAATATCAATAATGGTAAATCTACATTTCTCTTTTATACCATTCGGTATAATATCCCACTCATCTTCTTCTGAGTGTTGATGTGCAATACAAATGTGTAAGTTCTGTGGATTATCTGCTTTATCTAACAAATCTTCCAACGTTGGAATCAATTGCGGGTCTCTATAACTCGCAATCTGAATAAAAATGGTACTCATATACTATCGTTTAATATATTATATATGAGTACCTTTGTTGGTTAATCCTTTTGATATCCCCAAGTATCTAAGTAAGTACCACCATTTGCATAAGTTCCAGCAGGTGATACATTATTCCATTCTACTACTACTTGGATTCCATCATAGAACCATAGAACCGTAGAACTACCAGTAGAATTAATATCTACTCGTTCAGTTCCTAAACTATCCCATATCTTAACTGATGGAGCAGTTATAAAGTATGGAGTACTTTGAGTTGGTGATGATTGACCAGTTAGATACTGAATCATTGCATATGCTTGATAAGCCTGTGATGAACTTGACCAAACACATTTAAATTGGTCAGGAAAACTCTTAGTAATACTATGATACCCAAACGAAGTAAAACTTGGAGTTGGTGTAGGTGTAGGAGTTGCAGTAGGTCCAGCAAATGGTGTTGGAGATGGAGTTGGACTACTTGTTGGTGTAGGAGTTGGTGTAGGAGCAACACACGTATCACCTGTTGGTTGGAAATACCCATCAGTACCACCAGTATTTACCGGTATATCTCTACTACAAACTAATACAGGTTGATTTGCTTCATTAACTGTTACAAATTTATCACTACCATCACCACAATCATGATATCTCCATATACTATCATCAAGTGGAAATACACCATTAGTGTATATTCTATACACTAAACAACTTGGTGTTGGAGATGGAGTAGGTGTAGGAGTTGGTGTTGCAGTTGGTAAAATATCACTTACAGAATTTACACATACACCTTTAGATTTTAATTGATATGCATTAGAATCTTCATCAACATTAGCAACAGTAGATGCACCAACATAAGGTAGATACAAGTTAGTAGAATCTGCTGATGAGGTAAATGATAATCCACTATTAGTTGAAAAGAATAAATCAAACAATGGTCCTGCATCATTCTTTTCGGTTAAGGTTACTTTTACTGTTTTTGTTGCCATAGTTTATTCTTCTCTGTTAATAAATTCTATCCACTCTAAATTATCTTCATCCCAAATATAGGTATTACCATCTTCTGGATATGGTATTGGTGCTTCCCATTTCCAAGTTTCTTCATTTAGTATCCAACTTACAAAGGGTTCAGGTGAATAAAATACATCATTAACCTCATCATAAGTGTATCCTATACCGGCATAATTTGCTCTGATATTATTATTATATGATGTTTGTATCCAAGTTCCATTTAAACCAAGAACATTATTAATATAATCTTGTCCTTCATCTTCGTATTGATTATCAATTACGATTACTTGTTGTACTATTGTATCTACTACGTGTGCGAAATGTGCCATAATTTATCCTATATAAGTTCCACTTGATGTAAATGTATGATAAGTGTAAGTTCCATCGGTTGTTACAGTTCCACCTGAACCTTTTTGTGAACCAAGGTATCTGATAACAACTTTACCACTACCACCAGCTCCACCAGTCCAATTAGGGGTATGTTCTCCACCTCCACCACCACCACTATTAATGGTAGCAGGAGTTCCATTTGTAAGGGCATCAACTGCTCCATTACCACCACCATTTTGACCAAGTCCTTGGTATGCTGAACTAATTACACCACTATAAGCTCCACCACCACCACCGGCTACACTTCCTAATACTGGGTGAATAACACCTGTACCACCATTACCACCTTTTACAGGAGATGTTGAATTATAATCATCACCATCAGAGCTATAACCTCCACCACCACCACCAGCGATATATACACCTGTTGATTTATCACCAAATCCTCCATCATTATAACCAGTACCACCAGCTGTTGGACTAATACTACCACCAGCTCCACCACCACCGTTACCACTTATATCACTTCCGAATATACCATTATTACCAACAGAAGTATTTGTTCCACCACCTCCACCTGCACCTATATCTAAAGTGTAGATACCTGAAGTAATTGAAGTATTAGTTCCATCAGAAGCAATTGCACCACCTGCTCCAATTATAATAGAATAAGAAACACCAGTAGTTAAATTAACAGTATCTGTAAAGAAACTACCAGCTCCTCCACCTCCACCGTAAAGAGCTCCTCCACCTCCTCCACCGGCTACACCATAGATATCAGTACTGTATATACCTGTTTCACAAGTACTACAATTAGAATAAGTTCCCATTACATAATATTGACAATGGTCATCTATTGATGCAGTATCACATATTGTATAACATGCATACTTACCAAACTCATTATCAAATTGTACATTAACTACATCACCCATATTTAATGGATTTGTTGATACAATAAACTTACTATCACCATAAGGGAAATCACACGAAGTTCCATAATAACCAAATGCTGCAGTTGCAGTAGGTGTAGGAGTTGGAGTTGCAGTTGGACTCGTAGTTGGAGTTGGAGTTGGTGTTGCAGTTGGACTCGTAGTTGGAGTAGGTGTTGGGGTACTACTCGCAGTTGGAGTTGGTGTTGCAGTTGGACTCGTAGTTGGAGTAGGTGTAGGAGCTGGTGGTGGAACAACTTCTAAACGCCAAGTTAGAGTACTATAATCAACTCCTGGAGTTCCTGCACTACTCATATTAACATCCCAATTATAATCAGTAATAGCAATACCATCACCAAAAAATGATGCTATTTCATAATCAGTATTATCTTTAAGTGTACCTTGAATGTAATAATCTTCATCAAAAATACTTGATGTAACATCAAAAGACCAACTCAAAGTAGTATATCCTAATGTATTTATATCATTTATTGTAGCAGATGTATCATGAACACTACCCGATGTTAAATTAGTTTCACTAATAATAGGAGGTATGCTGTAATTAGAACCTGATGAACTATTTAAATTATAATATAAATCTACATAATTAATATCAGCAGGTGAGTATCTTAAATCCCAAAGTACTCTTACACTAACATCTGCAGCAGTAGGTGTAGGAGTTGGACTACTTGTTGGTGTAGGAGTTGGGGTAGGTGTAGGTACAATTGGAGTAATTGTTGGTGTAGGAGTAGGTATACCTGTTTCCGTTGGTGTTGGAGTAGGTGTATTCGTTACCTCAATCTCAAAATCAAAATTACAATCCAATGCATAATAAGATGGAAACAATCGTAGTAATTCTACGGTTGCTACATCATCATGAGTTACATTAAATCCTTCTATCTTATTTATTCTATATCTTTGATTCTTAATGAACACTTGGTCATTTAACTGAATGTTCTTGTAATCATCAGCATTAAACTTAACATCTAACGTTAGTTTACTTGCTCCTTCCCAATAAATGGAATCAATATATAATTGCCAATGATTAGCAAAGTTATCAACACCATAATCAGGATTAAATGAAAATGGAATTAACTTAGCATACTCATTGTTAAAATGTAAATCTTTTGTTACCGATTCAGTTACAGGTAAATCTGAAAAGTTAGAAATAGTAGAATAAGAACCAGTCACCTCAATTGGGAAAGCACCTGGTACTCCAATATAGATAGGTGAACCATTGGGAATACTTAAAGTATTCTTATATCCAATACGTGGTTTAAACTTGTAAGATTTTTGTTTATTATTTTCAAACTTATATAAGTGAGGTAATACAAAAGTAGAACCTTCATATAAATCATAAGTTGGTAAATCATCATCATCTAAAGAAGCAGAATCAGTTTGTGAACCCAAGATAACAGGTGCAAAGAATGAACCAATAGATTTATTACCTTGTGATACAGTATTATCTGCAATTACTCTTTGAGTTCCGTATTGATAATTTGGGAATGTTTCTACTGATAATTTAGAGAATCTATCACTATCATCTGCATTCTTTAACAATATCTCTTTAGGCTGTTCTGCAACAGTATGAACTAATGCAGTTTTTTCTGCTACATTCCAAAATTCTGTCCAATCTTTTTTCTCTCCACTTGATACCCAATCATTGAAAGGTTCAATGTGAATTAAATTCTTTTGAATTGCATCAGGATATAATATCAAGTTAAATTGTTCAATCAATCCTTGAATAAAATCAATTGATTTAGTAGTTGCATCCCATTGTTGAGACATATTTACTGTAACTCCTTCTGTTGAAGATGGAGCCTTATTTACATTAAAGTAATTACTATAATTTAGAATGTTTAAGTTATTAGATGCTCCACTACCACCTGTATGTTCTATCTTAACTTGAACACCATAAGTTACACCTGCAGTATTTCCAAATTCCCAAGTTCCTTCTAAGGTTTGTAAAGGAGAACTTGATACCGTTAAATCTACTGAATTAAGAGTTTCAGTTCCACCAAAATTGTTTAACAATTGTAAGGTAACCTTTACATTAGCAGTAGCAGTTGCTGGGTTAGTAAAAGTTATTTGAGAACTAAATGAGTAATCCCCAATTATTGGAGTAGTGTATAGATAAGTTGAGGTATCGTAGTTATCACCAGGGTCTGATATCTCTGAATTGAATTGAACCAATGCAGTAGAAGCTCCACCACTTGGTGTAACACCTGCAACTAATTGGGTATCACTCTTTACTATTTGGATAGTATTAACACTTGAACCTGCAACTCCTAATCCTTCTTGTGATTTTGGTAGAACATATAATTTGTTAAAATCTTCTGTATCTAAAAACTCACTTGTATATGTAAATCCTACTTGTTCAAAGATAACATCTACCACATCTTTTAATTTGATTGCTGGTAGAAATTGTTTTGCTAACATTGGTGAGTTAGGATTATTTATTACACCATTAGCAGGATATCCATCACCTGGTCTGTAATCATTATTTAATTGAATCCTTGGTTGACCTGGAAATTGAGTTACATCATCAGTTCCATAATCAACAAGTGGATAAAATACAGACCCACTTAAAAGATTATCACTCCATGAATCTACAATAGAAGCAGAAGATATGATGTGTTCGTATTCAGACCAATCACCATCTTTTAATAATTTAGATGCCAATCTATCCTTGAATTGTATTACTGAATCAGATACTTGAACATTGTATTCTGTAAATCCATTCTTCTCACTTGTAATAACTTCTATAAGTTGTAATTGTCCTTGTAAGAGAGTTTCTCCATCTCTAATGATATATGCATCTACTGTATTGTAAAAACCTGGTATATCACTCACACCGATTTGATATGCGTGATTAAAGAACCTATTGTTTCTTTTAGTGCCGGGTAAAGTAAAAGTTTGAGAACCTATACCATAAAATTCACCTATTGATGTGTTCTCTACTGCTGACATGTTTATTCTCAATGGAATATTATCAGCAACATCTAAATCGTAGGTCTTTCCTTCAAATAAAACTCTTACTATTAATCCGTTCATTATATACTATATCTTTGGTTAGAGAACTTATATTCTATATCGTATTGGAATACTCTTTGGTTCTTAGGATTAGTTTTCCAAACATATGATGAGTTAGTTATATTAATTGGAACAAACTCAACATTTCCATTAGAGAATCCGTATTTCAATTTTGTATTGTTAATCTGTATAAACACGTTTGGTGATTCTATCAAATCCTTCACAAAGTATGCAGTATCATCAGTTAAAAATTGAGTAGAGATTACATACTTATCCATCGTCATACTTCTGTAATAATCTGTACCTCTATTCATCTGATTGTAAGTAGGAGTTGTATCAGACCATTGAATGAATGGTTTGGTAATTTCTTTTCTTTTTAAATCAGTAGTTTTTCTAACCGGTAGGTTTATACCATAATGGTCCCAAACTCCAAATGAATTTATAAATAAGAAATTAACTCTTTCGTAATTACAATCTTCTACTAAATTATATTTTGCAATCTTATCAGTATCATACTCAATTTCATATCGAACTGTATCATCCAAATCTCCTTGAGTGAATCCCATACTTAATAAGTTTTTCGGACCAGTTGGTATATAATTTAAAACTGAACCTGAATCACTTAAATCTAATACAGAAGATGTTATCAAGGTGTTACTACTATTATATAGTTTGTAGGTATATGGTGGAGCAATATCAGATGGGTCATAGATTCCCATGATTCCATAATCAGTCATAGTAACATTTCTGTTATCATCTTTTCTTTCAGAATAAAGACCTGAGTTAGGATAGTTCGTTAAAGTTGTTACAGAGGATGTAGGGTAGACATCTCCCCAATTCCATCCTACACCATTGTTTACATCTACGGTTCCTTGCCAGACACTTATAGGTGAGTTAGAACCTGTAATAGATGGGTCACCTGCTACATCGTTTCCATCATAAAGAGTTACATTTGATGTTAGTGAAGTTCCATATTCCTCACCAAATAAAATCTCAAAATCTTTATACTCATCAGTTTTATCTAAACCGAACGAGCCACTTATAGTAAAGTAATCATAAGACCATTCTAAATAATCATTTACAATACGTGCTACATCAAAGGTAGCAGTACTATTTGGATTAGGGTATTGTTTTATTCGTGTTAACAATTCACCACTCCCATT